AGCAGAACGAATCAAAAATATATCTAGTAGTCGGGGGACAGCTATGCACAAATTCCTGGAACACTATATCCTCGGAACTGGCTACGATGATCTTACAGAACTCGGACAGAAGGCGAAAACCATGGCCCAAAAAGTTATTGATGTGGGTCTCACACCGGTTGATGAATGGTATGGTTCGGAAGTTACGTTATATTATCCAGGCCTATACGCAGGCTCGACAGACCTTGTCTGTTTACACAACGGTCATGAAACTGTTGTTGACTTCAAGCAATCTAACCGTCCGAAGAAGAAAGAATGGATCGAAGATTATTATTTGCAAATCGCAGCATACGCCATGGCACACGACTACGTACACAAATCAAACATCGAGCAGGGAGTTATCATGGTATGCACGCCTGACCTATATTATCAAGAATTTGTCGTAAATGGGGCTGAATTAAGGCGCTATAAACATGAGTTTTTGAAAAGATTAGACATGTATTATGACCTAGTTCATGATGAAAAAGAGAAAGCAAAAGTAAATATTACAAAGGAGGACTTTGATGTCAAAAGTTAAATGCGTAGAATGTGGTGATGAATTGTTAATTGAAGAGTTACCAGAAAATAGAGAGCCAACACCGATCGCACATCCACAAGAATGTTGGGTATGTTTTGTAAGACATGCAGATACCGATAGACATGACGACCCGGAAGAACACGAAAGGTTTATTGAAAAGCAAATTGCAATAAGAGAAGAAAGAAAAAAACAAAAGGAAGGTACATTACAATGAACGATATGTTGTTTAGAACGCTTCTAAAGAAGTATGAAGCAGATATTGAAGATGCAAGATACAAAATACAATCTTTTAATGAGAATAATATTATTATACCTGAACATATAGATATTACAGGTGAAGTTGACAAATTATTACAGCTTATTGCAGAAGCTGAAGACAAAGTGGCCGTAATGAGGAAATATTATGGCAAAAATAAGGCAGAAAAACAAATACTCTAGGGCTCGCAAATGCAATTTAGGGCTCGCAAAACAGGGTTTACCCCTCGCAGCGCGAGGGGTAGTCAAGCAAAAATCTATCCGAAAACTCTAAAATGTATCCGAAAACCAAAAATCCCGAGGGGTAAATGATTTCTGCGAGGGGTCCGCGAGGGGTAGACCGAGCCCTAGAAGTGTTGATTTATATAGGCTGCGAAACCTGCGAGGGGTAAATCTGGAAAAAAAAATTTTTTCTGAAAGTGGATACAAAATAATTTGTATGTATCGCAAGTGTTGAAATGTGTTCAAAATATGGCAGCTAGACTGATTTCAACTATTGTACTATAAGGTTGTATGCCTAGGAAAAGACGAAAAAGAATTGCAACTGAAAGTGCTCCCGAGATACCTTATCCGAGAGTCAGAGTGGAGTGGATTGATTGTGTCAGTGACTCTGGCTGGGCTACTGATAAAGAGTTTGATAAGATGAAGTTAGCAAGACCGGTCAATGAAGGTTGGTTATATTCTAAAGATGATAAGTCTATAAAACTATTTGCGTCTTACGATAAAGATGAAGATGGAATTACTTTTGGGGATCGGACGATGATTCCTCGTCAGTGGGTAAAGAAGATTCAGAAACTTTAGATGGAGTCACATTTAAAAGAGGTGCGTAGTCGTCTAAGATTTGTTTCATTCTTGCTTCTAGTTCTTGTTCTGACATGTCTTCTAATTTCCCAGTTTTTATTATTTTTCTGTCTATGTATAGTCCTGCTGCCTTGCCTCTGTTCGCTTCAGCATTTACAGCAGAAGAGAAAGATCCTTTCTTCAACGCAGCTTCACGAAGTCTAGCAAGTTCTGCAACGTGGCCTTCATAAGTCACTTCATGTTTTCTTAATCTCTCTTCTCTCAACTCACCTATGTATTTAACAACAAGTGGTGATAGTCTAGGATTACATAGTTCGGACCCTTCTTGTCTTGCTCTGTTAGGTGAATACCCTGCTTTGATCGCAGCTTCTTTTTGAGTCAATGGTCCGGTCTCATCACCGAATACTAAAAACTCGGCGAATCTCATTTGCATTTCTGTTAGTCTCTTTGGTAAACCCATGGTTGACAATTTAGGGTAACTATCCTATAAAGTCAATATGAAAGATTTATCTGAAAGAATCAAAGATTTAGAAACTATCAATGAAACCCACCGACAGCTTAATAGTGATTTGCGTATACGTTTACAAGAATTAGAATCTGAGAATATAAAAGATAAAAATCTATTGCAAGGTTATAAAAAAGTGATAGAGGAATTAACAGACAAGCTAAGAAAAAAAGGATCATGAGAGTAAAAGATCTACAAGAATTTCTTGCGCAGTTCACGACCGGCTCCGACGCTATCAAGAATGCAGTTTTATTTTGTGAAGTAAACGGAACTTTGTACGACATAAGAAGAATGGAAGTACACGAGAACTCACAACCTATTCCAGGATTCAAAGGACACTCTGCTCACAGATTAGTTCTTAAAACACAGAAGCCTTCTAGTATTATCTTGCCAGATAAACTAGCAAAGGACTATTAAATGAATGACAATGTTACCCCTAAAAATACATGGGACCAGAGCGTAAATTATATCAAAAAGTTAAGAATTCTATCGACAATATTTCATGGATTCGGATTGAAAACTTTAGCTTACTTGGTACTCCCGATCTATTGGGCTATAATAATTCTGGCCACTTTTTCACTGTAGAACTTAAAGTTACGAAGAGTAACAAGGTACGCCTATCTCCACATCAAATTAGCTTCCATGTTAAGCATCCCAAGAATAGTTTTATCTTAGTAGAGGCCCTTGATCAAAGGACCGTGAAACTTTTTCCAGGGTCCAAGGTCCAAGAGCTTGCAGCTTGTGGCTTGGAGCTTGAAGCTTGTTGCTTGGGGCTTGAAGCTTGTAAATTATTTTTTGATAAGCTTGGCGCTTGATGCTTGGAGCTTGGCGCTTGCAGCTTGATGCTTGGAGCTTGTGGCTTGAAGGCCCGGACCAGTCGAACGCCCTACCACACCGTCGCGTGGACTTAAGCTAATTGACTGATCCGATTTATTACGCTTGCGTAATTCTTTATAATATTTTGGGTGTCTAAATTCCATATTAATGTTTACCGTAAGAAACTGTTTTAATTGTGGCATCCCAGCATTGCCTGCAGTCTCTGCATTCATTGTTTTGTTTTGCAGCTGGACAGCTGGCCCCTGAGTCAACAACCTCTGAAGAGTTAGGCCACGAAGCAGGCGCCCGCTGGTTCACCATGGGCGCGCTAAATCGTATGACTAAATTGTCTGGCTTGTCTGTCAGGTGGTCCTTTATCCATGCTTCACGAGTCGGGAGCCAGTGACGCTTTGAAAGTGTTAACCTACAGACTTCATAAATTTTTTTAAGATGATCCAGATCCTGGACGTCTCCGCTGTCGTGCCATCTAAACACATCGGGCTTTTTACTGTTGATCAAGTGTGCCATAGCTGTGACCCATTGCGGATCTTGAATAGCTTCTAGCCTTCGATACTGTGCATCCTGCACAACCTTGAAGACGTAACAACCTTTGAGCGCGTAACAATCAAAGCATACGCTGCCCGGGACCTTCTGTAGCTTGCCGCCAGTTTTGCATTCTTTGGCAGGTAGACCTATTGACCAGCCCGGCATCTTTGAGGGCTTGCTCAGGCTGCCTCCTATAATCTTTAATGCTTCATCTGTTTTCATATATCCTTTATAATCCTATAATCCTTTCTTGTCAAGCTTGAAGCTTGCGGCTTGTTGCTTGAAGCTTGCGGCTTGCTGGCCACAGGGAAGCACGCGTGCCTCTTGCCGTGGCCCTTGGGCCCGACCCTTCTCTTCACGCCAGCTGTTCAGCCGGCACTAATAAAAAGGCCTTACCAGTTGTCGCGCAACACAGCTTCTCAATTACAGCTTCTGCATCTTGCCGTGCCTGTAATCACAACTGATCCCAGGTCCAATTGGAATTGCTCGAGCACAATTACTGTTTCGACCAATTAGACCAGGGATCAGTACTAGTGGCTCGTAGGCGAGGATTTCAGTTTGCAACCTTACTTTCCCATTCCAGTCCGGTAATCGCGACCTATGATCTAGCCCACCGAAGCAGGCGCCCTATACTAGTTCTGATCCCAGGTCCATCGGCTGACGCGCGTCGGATTTGATCTAGCTATAGCTAGACCTCCAATGGACCAGGGATCAGGGGCGTTGCGGAAAACTCCGAAGAGTGTACTTGGCCAACGCCCAAATCCTACTTGCTTTTGTAGGTGCAAGTCCCCAGAAGATTTATAGTTTTGTTTCAGCGATAAATCCTCAAATGAGGCTGATAATCATATATAGTCCTTGACAATCCTATTGTCAAGTGTTAAAAACAAATCATGCAAAATAAAAATAGAAAGAGGAAAAATGACTAGACTACGATTAAATCAAGAATACCGAAACAAGATAGCAAATAGAATGAGGGTACACCTTGAACAAGAGGACACGCAAGAAAAACAAAAGTATGATGAACTGAAAGCAAATCAGATTGACTTAAATGACAATGCATGGAAAGTTGCTGAAAAAATAGTAAGACGACACTATACCGAAGATGATGTTGAGAAAGCATACTATCTTCAAAATAAATTTGAAAATGTTTCTACTATTGCAAAAGATAGTTGTTTTCATTTTCATTATATGGGCGAGAAAGAGGAACGAGATTATGATAACAATGTTAAGATTGTTCCAAGTACCATTGAGAAACATTTTGATTTTAGATTAAATGGTACTATTGATATTGAAAGCAATTCTTCTTATTCAAATGACAATGATTATGGTTATGCTTTGTTTCGTGATGAACTAAAAGCACAAGAAGATTGCAACCCAGATATTTTGATTGAACAAGAGGGCAAAGATAACAACCCACATAAAACAAAATATACTGACAACAACAATAAGTATCTTGGTAATGATGATAGTGGTTATGGCAAACAATGGAATGAGAAATACCAATTAGATTTAATTGGTAGAGATTATTGTAGAGATAGGTCTATTGCTTGTACTGAACAAGAGTTTAACTTTTTAATTTCTTGGAAACAAGCCAAAGGTCAATTTGTTGTTGCACACCAAAAATGGATTAAATCTGTTTTAGACCAGATGAAAGAAATTAAACTTGGTCTAAAAGGTTATAAATATTTAGACGAGGCACTAGAACTTTGTACTGAACTTGGTTTAAATATTACTGACGCAGAAATAATTAGAACTAATAGTACAGGACTTGTTATTTATAATCCTAAAAATCTTGCAGAAAGAATTAAGGGAATGAAGAACAAAAATCAATCAAGAGCAGATAAAATAAAAGCGAGGTTATTATACGAAAATAATAATGCAGAAAGTGTAAATTAAGTTATTGACAACCTATCCTATTTAATATAGGATAGGTACAGAAAGAGAGAAATACAAATGACTAATAATGAACTACCAAAAGATACAATAGGTTATATTACTTATTGGTGTAATAAATACAAATCACACATAACAAGACGAGGGAAACACGACGAGAAATCCCAAATCAAAACAAACAAACAAGGTAAAGAATATTATGTTTATTATGATTGTGATAAACACGATTATAGATGTGCGACAGGACATTGGAAAGCGAGGGCATAATGTATAACTCAACACAATTTGATTATGATGAAATCAAGAAAGCTTGGCATAATTATTGTAACGAAGATTTAGAAACTTTCCATTATGGTTTTTATGTAGAATTACAAAAATTAAATAATGAAAGGGACACAACAAATGAGTAATTTTAATTGGTGCCACGGACCGAACTGCCATACTAAACACATACAATCAAGAGTAAGGGGTAGCAAGGGAAACAAAGTATTAAGAACAATGAAAGTAAAATACAGACAACCCGATGATAGTTATTGGTTTAGACATTGGTGGAATTACTTTTGTAATCAATCTTGTTTAATGGAATTTATTGAGAAGAATATTCAAGGTATGATTGCACTAGCGCCAAGACGAGAGCCCCTAGAAACACCGATCAAGGACCCGGTAAAGAGTAGCGATCGTTGGGGTAGTTGGACCATTGAAAGAGTTGACAATGCTTGACTTATCCTATATTATCCAAGATATGACAGAAAGAAATATTAAAAGAACTAACCCATTCTCTGGCTTGTCTGAAATGTTAACAAAAGAAGAGGCAACTCTTTACGATAACATTAAGACAGCAGAAGAGAACGAGGACTATGATACAGTCCGAAAAGGTCTTAGTAAGTTTAGTAGGTTAAATGCTCCTGCTTATATGACTTTACTAGACTAACTCTCTCTACTGGGGCGGTCATCCTAGGCTATCGCCCCAGGGATCCTAAACAAAAACCAAAAATCTTTTTATTATAAATATCGATA